GGGCAATTGCCAACAGTAGGCAAAGACAGGTCACACTGTATGCCTGGGACAAGTTTGGCGGTCGTGTGTTAGGAGACATTATCCTAGACGGCAAGAGCTTGCGTCAGGGTTTGATTGCCAATGGCTTTGCTAGAGAATATTTTGGAGAAGCCAAAACCAGCTGGTGTAATTGACGCAGTAGATAACTAATACATTATGTCCAAACCTCTGGAAAGTGTATTAGTAAAAGCTCCCTATCGCAAGCAGCAGTATTCTGAAGAAGAACTCACGCAGTTTTTGAACTGTGCTGATCCTGACACTGGTCCATACTACTTCATGGACAATTTTTTCTATATTCAGCATCCCACACAGGGCAAGATGCTGTATCATCCTTACGACTATCAACAACGCCTGATTGAAACCTACCATAACAATCGGTTTTCAATCTCCATGATGCCCAGACAAACAGGCAAGTCAACATCGGCGGCGGGCTACATTCTTTGGTATGCTCAGTTTGTGCCAGACTCAACCATTCTTATAGCAGCACACAAGTATTCAGGCGCCCAGGAAATCATGCAACGCATACGATTTGCCTACGAATTGTGCCCAGACCATATCAGAGCTGGCGTGACCAGTTACAACAAAGGCAGCATAGATTTTGAAAACGGCAGTCGTATTGTGTCAGCCACAACCACTGAAACCACTGGTCGAGGCATGAGTATTTCATTGCTGTATGCTGACGAGTTTGCGTTTGTGCGACCTACCATTGCCACTGAATTTTGGACTTCAATTTCGCCCACTTTGGCCACTGGTGGTAAAGCCATTATCACATCCACTCCCAACTCTGACGAAGATCAGTTTGCGCTGATTTGGAAGCTGGCCAACAAGTGTGTGGACGAATACGGCAGTCCCACAGAACTGGGACAAAACGGCTTCCGAGCATATCGCAGCTATTGGCAAGAACATCCGGATCGTGACGAAGCCTGGGGCGAAAGCATGCGTGCGCAGCTAGGCGAAGATCGATTTCGTCGAGAAATTGGCTGCGAGTTCATTATCAATGATGAAACGCTGATTGCGCCTACCAAACTGATAGATTTACAAGGACGAGCACCACAGTATAAAACAGGGCAGGTACGCTGGTATGAAGCCATCCGGCCAGAATCTATCTATGTAGTTGCGCTGGATCCTAGCCTGGGCACTGGTGGTGATCCAGCGGCCATACAGGTATTTGAAGCCAATACCACACGTCAGGTAGCAGAGTGGACGCACAATCGCACACCCATTCCAGAGCAGATTCGCATCATGGCCGACATCTGTAAGCACATCAATGACACTGTGAAAAACCCGCAGAGTGTGTATTTCAGTGTGGAAAACAACACCATTGGCGAAGCAGCACTGATCAGCATTGCTGAATACGGCGAAGAAAACATCCCAGGCTACTTTCTCAGTGATCAAAGCAGCAGCACCGCACGTAGGTTTAGAAAAGGGTACAACACCACACACAAGACCAAAATTGCTGCCTGTGCCAAGCTAAAAAACTTGATTGAAACTGGGCGTATGACAGTGGCCAGCATAGCACTGGTATCTGAATTCAAAACATTTGTGGCTTCGGGCCTGAGTTATGCTGCCAAAATTGGTGAAACAGACGACTTGGTCATGGCCACAATCTTGGCAGTGCGCATGCTTCAAACGCTACAAACCTACTATCAAGAGCTGGACACACAGATGCGCGATCACGGCGATGTGATGATTGAACCCATGCCATTTGTTTCAGTGACCTACTAATAAATACAACACTATGGCACAAAACAACGCAGCACTGGAACTGATTAACTTATTGGTAACCAGGAATTTTAATCCTGAAATATTTGACGTCAAAACTGGCAACCCACCAGTGAACGATCGAGGTAAACCAGACAACAGTCGAGCCAATCAATTTCTGTTTCATTTCATAGGCGACAGCGGCGAAGATTACGGCACTGTAGAAATTTTGTTTGCTGATGGTGTGATGACTGTGGGATCAGGAAACAACACTGGCCGAGCCATGACCAATCCTGAAGACAAAAACAGTTGGTTTGACTTTTTGTTGCAACTGAAAAATTTTGCTGTGCGACATGATTTCAACAATTTTCAAATTGACAACATCAGTCGCATGAAATATCTCAAACAAAGCATCGCGCAGCTCACAGAAAGTTTTCAAGGTCGCGGGCAGTACAGCTGGTCTGATCAGCCCACTGAAGCTCGCATGCTGATCAAACACAATCGACGCTTGGCTGAAACTGATGCTAGATTCCGGCACATCGAAAGCATATTTTTAGAAACTGCGGATGGCGAGCGATATCGACTGCCAACTCGCAGTTTGGCGCATGGTCGCGCCATGTTGGAGCATGTTCGAGCCGGCGGCAGACCTTGGGACTCTCGTGGAGATCATATCAATCACATGGTAGAACAGCTTCAAATTCTCAGCAGATTCCGACGTGCGCATCAAGGTCGATTGTTTGAAGGTGACGCAGTCACGTTGATCAACGAAACCAACAACTACTTTGGTAGCCTGCGACGCAACATCAAATCACTGGCCACCAAATCAGGCTACAAAAAATACTTTGAATCATGGCAGCCAGACGCTGTGAGTGAACAAGAGTTGGTGGTTGAAGATCTGCGTGATCTTTTTGTGGAAACTCGCATTGATCCCAGAATTGAACAGGCCTTGCCGTTGCTGGCCAAGATACAGGAACAAAACATGAAACAGGCAGACATTTTTGAAACCTGGGCCAATAGATTGGTTGAAGGCACTTGGGCTATTCCAGACACCGAAGAAAAAATGACACAGTTTAAGCTGTTTTTGAGCCAGCCACAGCCAGTGGGCGCTGATGCTGACGCGGCCACATCAGCACTGTCTGACATACTGGGCGACGATTCGCTGTTTGATATGCTGGAAGAATTGGCCGAAACTGATCCAGATTCTGACGCTAGACCAGTGGTCAAGGCCTGGTTAGACGCCAATCAAAATTATCCAGAAATTCTAGCCATTGTGCGTGAATTGGAAGCTGAGCCTGATGTGGATCAAGAAGTGTCAATGACAGCGCAAGACTTGCCTGACCAGCAGGCCAACATGCGAGAAGGTGACAATTTGGCCAATCCCCTGGAAGAAGTCATGAGTCCTGGAGCCATGGGCATGTTCCCCGAAGATCAAGACATGGCGGAGACATCTATTTCTACACAGGTAAACTTGCCTAAATGGCAAATAGGACTACCTGTGTTTGTCAAACATCTTGGACAAAAAGGCAAGATTGCTTCATTGGGCAACGATTCTGCTATTGTTGATGTTGGCATGAGACAATACCGTGTGCCACTGGATGGTTTAAAAAGATATCCGAGTCAAGGTGTGGCGGAAGGCTCTAACGAACTATATCAAAAGGCTATTCGCAAATATGCTCAACAAGTTGCTAATGACTATTTAGGTGGTGGTAATGACTATCTTTATGGTGCTAACAAGTTTGATAGCGAAATGTTTGGCGTAGATCCTAAACAAGCACAACAAGACTTTAAAACATTGTTTGCTCAACTAACAAAACAGCAAGGTGTGGCGGAAGGCTCCAGTGATACTGTCTATCCCAACGCAGAAGTAATCAAGTCAAAAAATGGCAAGCCAATAGGCGAAATTTATCAAGACGGTAATAGTTGGGGCGCCTTTCATTATCGTGCAGACCGTGGATATGATTTAATCGACAGTAGAGAAGATGCCATAGAAGCACTCCGAGACCTACATCAAGAAACAGGTCGTAGTCGTCCGGACTATACTATCAAAGGTGTGGCGGAAGGCCAATGTAACATGACCGAAGCTGGCGAGAACTGTCCTGTTCACGGTGTAGCCGAATGCTGGGTTGGAGAAGTGGCTACGGATCCCAAAGGCTGGAAACAGCCAACTGGTGCTGCTTTTGAATCATCTTTGGCAAGAATAAAATCTTTGGCTTTGCTCAAATGACATAAATACACTTGACACCAGTAGCACAAACGCATATACTCACTGGGTGTATGCGTTTTCTATTTGTGTATAGGCAACATTCTAAGGCAACTTAGCAAGGCATACAACATAGGCAACTTTTAAGGAGAAAATACTATGGCATCTTTAGCAGAAATTCGAGCACGACTACAGGCAGCCGAAAACAAAGGCACACAAACAGGCAGCGGTGGAGACAACGGCATCTATCCGCACTGGAATCTGGAAGAAGGACAAAGCGCAACACTGCGATTCCTTCCAGACAAAAATCCCAAAAATGACTTCTTCTGGGTAGAGCGAGCCATGATTCGCTTGCCATTTGCTGGCATCAAGGGCGAAATGGAAACCAAACAGGTCATGGTACAGGTACCCTGTGTTGAAATGTGGGGCGAGGCCTGTCCAATCTTGGCCGAGGTTCGCACTTGGTTCAAAGACAAGAGCCTGGAAGAAATGGGTCGCAAGTATTGGAAAAAGCGCAGCTATGTGTTTCAGGGCTTTGTGCGTGAAAATCCAATCTCAGACGAAAAAGGAATTGAAAACCCAATTCGTCGATTCATCATTGGTCCTCAGATCTTTCAGATCATCAAAGGCGCACTGATGGATCCTGAACTGGAAGAGCTGCCCACTGACTTTATGCATGGGCTGGACTTCCGTATTACCAAAACACAAAAAGGTGGCTATGCTGACTACAACACTTCCAAGTGGAGTCGCAAAGAGTCTGCGCTGACAGCGGACGAGCAAGGCGCCATTGAAAAGTTTGGCCTGTATGATCTTGGCACATTCTTGCCCAAGAAGCCCACAGAAGTTGAACTGCGTGTGATCAAAGAGATGTTTGAAGCATCAGTGGATGGTCAGCCCTTTGACATGGAGCGTTGGGGTCAGTACTATCGTCCAGCTGGCACACAAGCACCTGCTGGCACTGCCAGTCCAGCAGCTGATGTGGATGAAGACACTCCTGCGCCAGCAGCCCGACCTGTTGTGAAACCTGCGCCAGCAGCCAGCAGCTTCGACGAGGATGAGCCCACACCAATGGCATCAGCTCCAGTGGCCAAACCCGCTGGCAACAGTCAAAAGGCCGAAGACATTTTGGCCATGATTCGCGCTAGACAAAACAAGCAGTAATTGTCTGATCACGCAAGAGCCCAGGCTCTTGCGTTTCTATCTCTATAGGTAACATATGGGAAAACCCTTCGACGTATCAAGATTCCGCAAGGAAATTACCAAATCAATCGATGGCCTCAGCATCGGTTTCAACGATCCCACTGACTGGGTCTCTACAGGCAACTATGCCTTGAACTACTTGATCTCAGGCGACTTCAATCGTGGCATTCCCTTGGGCAAGGTCACTGTGTTTGCTGGCGAATCAGGTGCTGGCAAAAGCTATATCTGTTCCGGCAACATCATCAAAAACGCACAAGAGCAAGGCATCTTTGTGGTGCTGATTGACTCAGAAAACGCACTGGACGAAGACTGGCTCAAGGCCTTGGGTGTAGACACCAGTGAAAGCAAATTGCTGAAGTTGAGCATGGCCATGATTGATGATGTGGCCAAGACCATTTCAACATTCATGAGCGACTACAAGGCTCTAGCCGAAGGCGAGCGTCCCAAGGTCATGTTTGTGATTGACTCATTGGGCATGTTGTTGACGCCCACTGATGTGAACCAGTTTGATGCAGGCGAAATGAAGGGTGATCTGGGCCGTAAGCCCAAAGCTCTCACTGCCTTGGTGCGTAACTGTGTGAACATGTTTGGTTCATACAATGTGGGCTTGGTCTGTACCAACCACACATACGCTAGCCAGGATATGTTTGACCCTGATGATAAAATCTCCGGCGGTCAAGGTTTCATTTACGCCAGCTCAATTGTTGTGGCTATGAAGAAACTCAAACTCAAAGAGGACGAGGACGGCAACAAGATCTCAGAAGTCATGGGTATCCGTAGTGCCTGTAAGGTCATGAAAACTCGCTATGCCAAGCCTTTTGAAGGCGTACAGGTCAAGATCCCTTATGAAACAGGCATGAACCCTTATTCAGGACTGACAGACTTGGCAGAGAAAAAAGGCTTTCTCAAGAAAGACGGCAACCGTCTTGCTTACATCACTTTGGATGGCGAAATTATTAAATTCTTCCGCAAAGGCTGGGAGTCAAATGAAAACGGCTGTCTGGATGTTGTGATGGCAGAATTTGGAAAACGCAAGGAAGAGGTAACTACAGTTGAGGAGGACGCAGAATGATGGAACAAGTGGTAAGTGATATCTGGGGCGAATTAAAACGATATATCAACACTGTTGATCGTACTGAGGCAGCTGAAACAGTGGTACAGTTACTGATGGACAATGACTGTGACGTAGAACAGATCAAAGAAGCGTTCAAAGGTGATCGTGATATCAAAACTGCCTTGACAACCTATTTAGACAACGACAACGACTATGCTGAAGACGAAGATCCTGAAGAAGATTACAACGAAGACGAATGGGATGAGCAATGAATGGGCCAGAAAGAAGTTATTATTGTTCACTTAAATTCAAATTTCTCAAAATTGATCTAGAATCACACACTACTTACAATTGTCATGCTGCGGCACCGCACGACATTGATTTTAAATTTGTTCAATCAAATCCTGGTTCATTGTTCAACACTTCAATAAATGTTGCCGAGCGGCAACAAATGTTGATCAATGAACGAAATGCCAGTTGTGAGCAAAACTGCTGGGCAGCTGAAGATCGCGGAGCAATAAGTCCTAGAATTTTTCAGGACGGTCAGACTCGTACTCATATTTCTCCAGTGACAACTCCTGAAATCATTGATTTGACCATTGGGGGTGATTGTAATCTTACGTGTAGTTATTGTTGTAAAGAATACAGCAATGCCTGGCGCAGAGATATTTTGACAAATGGTGATTATAAGTTCAGTCAAGGGCAAGACAATAGATTTGTTGGCAATGACAAAGATAAATTTTTAGTCAAACTCAAGCAGGCCGATTTAAAATCAGACAACAAATATCAATTGTTGTTGAGCGAAATCAAGCACTATGCGCCCACTCTTAAGAAATTAGTAATCACTGGCGGCGAACCGTTTCTGGATAATTTTCTTGAAGAAGTAATAGAATCGTTATCATTGCCATTGGATACAGTTGTACAGATCTACTCTGGCCTAGGAGTATCATGGAATAGATTTACAAAGATACTAGATAGGATAAAGTCGCTGCCAAATTTGAGATTGATTGTCAGTGCTGAAAATACAGATAAATTCTTAGAGTTCAACAGATACGGAATCAACTGGCAAGAATTTGCTGCCAAAATAGATTATATAAAACAATCTGGAGTCAACTTTGTATTCCAGTCCACATTGACCAATTTGACTGTGTTTGGATTTTTAGATTTTTACAAAAAATATCACGAGCATTTTGATCGAGTGTCATTTGCTTATCAGCCAAGAATGATGGCAGTAAATGTTTTAGATGAACAGAGTAAAAAAAATCTTGAACTACAGTTTGTTGATTTGCCCGATAAATTCAAAGATGAGATAGTAACCAGTATGCGATCACCAGCCCGTGACACCGATAGACGCAACATTGGTGA